CTTTTGACAGATGCTCAGTCCGCCCTTGGTCTGACTATCCGCGATGATGCCGTAGCGAATATGGCAAATATGACTAAGGTCAGCGATGTTCTGGTCAAAGCCAACACTCTAGCCAACGCATCAGTTGAGCAGTTTTCCACAGCCCTAACCACTAAGGCTGGTCCTGCGCTGCGTGCTGTAGGTAAAGACGTTGAAGAAGGTGTCGCTGTTCTCGCGGCGCTAGCAGATCAGGGTATCAAGGCAGAACTAGCAGGAACAGGGCTAAGCATTGTTCTCCGCGATCTTCAGACTAAGGCGATTGACAACAAAGAAGCTTTTGATGCAGCTGGCGTAGCCGTATTCGATCAAGCTGGCGAGATGCGCAACCTTGCGGACATCACGGCAGATTTGGAAAACGCTACCGCTGGTATGTCGGACGAGCAGAAAAAAGCTACTTTTATGATGCTCGGATTTTCCGACAAGTCATTCGCCGCACTCGCCGCTCTTATAGGCACTTCTGGCGCGATACGCGATTACGAAAGTGCGCTGCGATCAGCTGGCGGTGTCACAGATGAGGTAGCCAGCAAGCAGCTAGAAAGCCTAAGCGCTCAGTTCGGTTTGTTGCAGTCAGCCGTAACAGATGTGTTCATCGAAATCGGCGAACAGCTAGCGCCAGCCCTAAAGGATCTAATCCCACAGATCCAAGCGCTGCTACCCGAGCTAGGCGAGAAGCTAGTAGAAGCGATAAAGAAAGTTGATTTCGGCAAGATTGTCGAGGATCTAGGCAATTTCTTTACGGCGATCATTGACAACTTTGACACGATCGCCAGAGTTACTGGGTTGCTTTTGTCTGGCGCGGCGGCGCTCGCAACTTATCGTGTGGCTACTGGCTTAGCCACTACGGCTATGGCAATTTTCAACAGCACGCTAGTCCTAAACCCGATCGGTCTTTTTGTGGCAGCTATGGCTGCTGCGGTAGCTGTAACTCTGGCTTTTTCGGACGAAGTAGATCAGGCAACAAAAGGTCTAAAAGATAAAAGCTACGCCGAGCTAAAAGGCGTATACACACTAAAGCAGCTCAAAGAGGAACAGAAGCGCCTAGAGAGCCAGATCGAATCAACGAGTGGGTATCTAAAAAACAACTACGAAGTTCAACTCGGTCGGGTCAAGAACAAGATCTCGCAACTGACTTACGCTACGGCAACTACCGCTGGCGAACTAAACAGGTTCAACAACCTAAGCCTTGCCGCGATCCGTAACGAAATCCAGCAAACGCTAACCCTTGGTGAAAGACTAGCCAACCAACAGCGCCAGTTAGGTATGTATCTAAGTGGCAGGCTAACTGGTGAAGCTTCGGGTCGCGGTGCCACATTCAAACAGGAACAGGAACAACAGCAATCTGCGGCTAGTGATGCTTTCAAGATGGCGCGTGAGCGAGTCCGCGATCTAATCAAGGGTTCACAAAAGCAGCTAGCAGATGCGCAAAAGCAATACAACGAAACTGTCGAAGCCGCTAACGAAAGCTACGCGGATAATGTTCTAAAGCTGCAATCTACTTTCGCCGCAAAGCTAGCCGACATAGTTCAGCAATCACAAGATCGCCTGCGCTCAGCGTATAAGAGTGCAGTATCTGTCAGTTTGCAATCTTTGTTCGAGCGGGATGAGGAGAAGTCCGTTACGGGGCTTGTCGAAAGCCTAAGAAACAAGCTTGCTGCTAGCCGCAACTTGCTTTCTAACGCTGCGGAGCTGGCATCAAATGGATTCTCGCAGACTTTCATTGAGCAGGTGGTATCAGCTGGCACCGATACAGGTAACGAGCTGGCTCAGGCGATCCTAACCAGCACGCCCCAAACGCAAGCCGAACTCAAGGATCTATTCGCCGCGCTAGAAACCACCAGCGAAACTGGTATGGATTCCCTTGCGGCAAGGATCTACGAAAAGCAGGGACTAGCCACTACTGCGCTAAAGGATCTCTACGCTCAAACACAGCAAGAACTAGACCAAGCGCTACTAGATGAGCAAGCGGCACTAGAAGAATCGCTGCTAGAAGCTAGTGATGCGTTTTATGAGGCGGTATTCGAAATCCGCAACAGCTTCCTCGAAGCAATCGCCGAAATGGAAGATGGTCTAGGGGGACTAGACAAAACAGTAGATCAGTTTATTGACAAGCTAAACAAAATGCTAGCGATGCAGCTAACAATGGATATGCCGACAGTCGTTTCAGCTGATAAACCTCTAACGCCTTCAGCGAGCATAGACTTTATGCCCATAACACCAGCGCCAGTCAAGCAGGAGAACACTTTCAATCTGACATTCCAGACTGACCCAGCCCAGTCGGATGAGCAGATCGCGCAAAAGACCACGCAAAACATTCAGAAATACTTTGCTGGCGGCGGCGGCATTAAGTTTGTGGCGGTCTAAATGGCAGTCCCGACACCACTAGTAGAAATCGGTTTCGACCTGACCGATGCTGGAACTGGCCCATTCCTGCGGCTAGATGATCCTGTTTCGGGAAAGCTAGACGATCCCGACTGGGTGCTAGCAGGCACAATTTTTTATGATGTAACTGACAAGGTCAAGAGCATAGCCGTAACACGCGGAAAGAACCGCCAGCTGGATTACTATGAGACTGGTCTTGCCAATGTTGTATTCAACAACCAAGATCGAACCTTTGACCCTGAGTATGCGAGCAGTCCGTATCGTGGGCAAATAATCCCGCAGCGTGACATTCGTATTAGCTCGGGCGGCGAATACATTTTTTGGGGACAGGTGCAGGATTGGAACCTAAATTACGATCCCGGAAATGACAACACAGCAGCGGCGGCTTGCTCCGATGCCTTCACAGATTTCGCTAAGCAAACACTAACCGCGCACACCGCGACAGCACAAACTTCGGGCGAGAGAATAAATGCCCTTCTATCTCGTACTGAAATAAACTGGCCTGTGGATTATCGCGACATTGAAACAGGCGTGCAAACCCTTGTAGCTGACGAGGTGGCGGACGGCACTAACGCGCTCGAGTATCTGCGCACAGTTTCGCGCTCGGAACCCGGAAGTTTCTTTGTCGGTCGGAATGGTGATGTCGTGTTCCGCGATCGCCGCACCGCGCAAACTAGTGGGGGCGTGACACTATCAGATGACGGCAGCGGTATCCCCTATTACGGTATGAAAGTTGTTTATGGATCTGAGCTTTTATTCAACGAAGTTGAGATCGGGTCGGTAACAGCAGGCACAGTTATCGCTACGGACAGCGATTCGATCGGCGAATACGGAGTTCACAATCTCACGCGAACTGGGCTGCTTATGGATAGCGCCGAGGCGGTCGAGGATCTAGCTGTTTATTACACGCAAAAGTACAGCCAACCTGAATACCGCTTCGAAGCTGTCAGCGTGCAGGTTGATCAGCTCACCGCGCCGCAACAGGCAACTGTTATCGGTTTAGAAATCGGTGATGTTGTCGAAATCCAGTTCACTCCGGGAGGAGTAGCGCCAGCAATCAGTAAGTATGCTGAGATAATCAAGGTTGATAATAGGATCACGCCAACCGCACACCGCATCACTTTCGGGTTCTCGACACTCGACTTTGCGCTATTAGTTTTGGATGATTCTGTATTTGGTAAGCTAGACAGCGGAAACGCTTTGGCGTTCTAAGGAGACAATAAATGGCAGGTGCAGGTTACAAAGCTTGGGCGGCTGGCGATGTTCTAGCCGCAGCCGAAGTCAATACCTACCTAATGGAACAAGCGGTAATGACTTTTGCCGATAGCGCCGCTCGGACTAGCGCGATCGGGACACCAACCGAAGGTATGGTTTCGTTCCTAAAAGATACGGATTCTCTCGAATACTATGACGGATCTAGCTGGACTGGTGTTAGCAATCCCGGAGACATCACCGCAGTAACCGCAGGGACGGCCCTAACAGGCGGCGGAAGTTCTGGCGATGTGACGCTAGATGTAGATCTGTCGGCAATTGCTATCAACGCAACGCAGGTAAGCAACACGCTAACTAGCTCTACCGCTACTGCCTACACAGTCCAGACCGCAGATGCCAACACGATCCTTCAGTTCACCGCTGCTGGCACAGTAACAGTCGGAACAGCCACAGCCTTCACCGCAGGACAGCAGGTGCAGATCCTTGCAGACGGAACCGCACTCACCATCGCAGGAGACGGAGGCGTGACCCACGCAGGTGCAGGAACCGCAGGAACCGCAGTCAGCTTTACAGTCGGCAACCAATACGAAGCGGTAGCGATTGTCGGTGTCGGGTCAGATGCT